ATAGGTATGACACGTAATACACCTGAACATCGAGTAAATCAAATAAACGGTACCGGTACGGTAGATTTATGGGAGGTTAAGTTTGCTTTACCTGTCCGTCCACAATGCGGTATGAAGGTTGAGCATCAAGTACATAAGTTTTTTCAAGATAAGAGATTACATGTAAGACATGAGAATGATAGAGAGATGTTTAAGATCGATATCTTTACTGCTATGGATAAAATTAGAGAGATAGGAGCTATATTCCAAGCTGGTCAACCTAAGATGTTTTAAAAACCGCGGTGCAACTTCGCGCGTTTGCGCGGCGAGCTTCGCTCTTTGCCTCCTTTACCTACCCCACCTGCCCTTTTTCTTTGAAAAAAGTTGGTTACTAACATATATTTTCGTATATTAATATTATAAATAAAAACGGTTATGAAGTATCTTAAATTATTATTATTATTATTCTTATTTTCTATTGTATCTTGTTCCGAAGAAGATTCACGTCCCTCCTTATGTCAAGACGGTTTTTGTGATGGTTCACTATATATACCTTTTCCTAAAGACAGTAACGGGTATTACCATGTAGATTTAGATTTTGAAGGGGATTATCTACCTAGGTTTTCTATCTTTGTAGAGGCTGATGATGTTGATCCATTTTACTACTATAATGATATTGGAGTTGTTCAATCTGCTTTTGAATCCAGTAGTTATTGGGTTATGAATAACGGAGTAGAGGTTGATATTGTTCAAGAAACAACCATATACCTTAATAACTCTCCAGATAATACAGAGTATATTCCTACAACTACAGGAAGAAAGTGGGGAAAAAGAATAGTAGGTCCTATTCCTAATGAATTTATAGGGGATACTATTAGAATTAGAGCAGAAATATATTGGGATGGAGGTTCGAATTCAGCTTCTCAATTGTTTGAAGAAAAATTTATTATAGAATAGTTGTTTTTCCGAATTATTTTTATTACCTTAGTAATATTATTAATGTAATTATAAAAAATAATAATTAATATAAATTAATTTAATATATAATATAAATAAATTATATGAGAAATAAAAATTCTATTAGTAAAAAATTAGAAAGGCTAGAATCTATACTCCGTAACCTTAACTACTCTATTGGTACTAGTGATAGAACTCTATCTTATAAGCATTTAGATAAAGCTAAGGAACAGTTATCCGACATCAACACATTATTAAATAGAGAAACTCAAGAATAATATGCTAACAGCAGAGCAAATACAAAAAAACTACGAAAAACATTTAAAAATCATTGAGACTTACTTAGGTGGTCGTGCTATTGCTTGTAAAGAGATGTTAAAACATATGGAGGATAATTATGTTATGGCTCCTGCTAGTAGTAAGACTTGGTATCATAATGCTTTTGCTGGTGGATATGTAGATCATGTTAATAGAGTAGTACAATATGCTTTAGAACAGTCTAGATTATATGAGAAAATGGGAGGTACTTTAGATTATACTGAGGAGCAGCTAGTATTCGCCGCACTCTTTCATGATTTAGGTAAGATAGGAGATGGAGACCAACCAAATTATATACCTCAGACTGATAAATGGAGACAAGATAAGCTTTCAGAAATGTATACTTACAATCCAGACCTACAGTTTATGTTAATTCCAGATAGATCTTTATTTATTTTACAGAAGTTCGGTATTAAAGTAGACCAAAAGGAGTTCTTAGGTATAAGATGCCATGACGGAGTGTTTGATAAAGCTAATGAAGCGTACTTTTTCAGTAATGTTGAATCATCTAGACAAAAAACCTCTCTTATTTCAGTATTACACACAGCAGATTTCTTAGCTTCTAAGGTTGAGTATGATATGTGGAAAACAAATGGAGGCTCTTCTACTCCTTCAGTGAAGAAAACAAAATCTTCATCAGGAAAAAGAGTAAATTCTTCCCCAGGTCTAACTAATATGTTAAAAAACTTATAATATGAGTATCAATCCTACAACTTTCTTTTTAGTAATCGGAATATTAGTTGGTTTTTCCATAACTTTATCTTATATTATATATAACCTACTTAGAAAAGTAGAACAATACGAGGATATAACTGTAGACCAGACAAAATACCTACAGAATATATCGAATCTTATAGGAGATTCACAAAAGCACCTTAATGATCTAGATAAACGTGGGGTTTTTAAATCAGATGATGAGGTCGGTTATTTTTTTGAACAAATGAACGAAGTACAAAAAGAGCTAAACCGATACATGCTCCCACAAAATTATGGCAAGAAAGAAAGCTAGTAGCAATTACTTTACAAAAGAAACAGAAGAATACATAAAAAGGTACAATAGATCAACTGACCCTGAATATCGAGCTAAGATATTTACCGACCACATTTACTACCCTTTCTACAAATTATCTGAAAATATTATTCACACTTTTAAGTTTTACTATACAGATGTTGAACGTATAGAAGATTTAAAACACGAAGTAGTTTCAATGTTACTTGAAGAAAAAATAATGAAGTTTGACCCAGATCATGGAGCAAAAGCTTATTCCTATTTCGGCACTATTGTTAAAAGGTGGTTAATAAATTATAATAATAAAAATTATAAGAAGTTAAAGCAAATAGGTTCTTTTGACGATATGGAGGAATCATACGAAGGTAGTATGAATGTAATTCTTCCTGGAGGTATCACATTAAGTCAATTTTTAGACATGTGGGTAGAAAGGACTTATGATAGCTTAGATACCTTATTCAGTAAAGATAGTGAAAAGAAAATAGCAGATGCTGTTTTAACGATATTTAAAACTAGAAATGATCTAGATATCTTTAAGAAAAAAGCTCTATACATATACATAAGAGAGATGACTGATTGTGAGACCCCTCATTTAACAAAAGTTATATCAGTACTAAAAGACGATTTTTACGGGATATATTTAAAATACCAAGAAAAAGGTAAAATAGTAATAAAAGATATGTAATCTATTTATTATAAAAAACAATGGATTCGGATAAAGAAATATTTAAAGGTAAAAAGTTATCTGATCTCTTTGAAGAAATTTATAATAATTCAAGAGAAACTAAATCTCAAGTAAAAGGACTGATCGGAGAACTTAAACCTCTTATAGAGAATATAGGAGACGCTACTTTACTAGTTCCTATGATAAAAGAGTACATGGAGATTGGTGTAAAAAACGATGAACATTTAATAAAACTTGCAACAGTAATTCAAAGACTAGAAGCTATTCAAGCAAAAGGAGGAGATGGAGATATGTTTGATTTCTCAGACTTACAGGATTTATTAGAAGAATCAGAAAATACACAAGAAGAATTAAAAGAAGTAGAAGATAAAGAAGATAAAGCAGAGTAATGTCTTATAAAACTACACTAAATAACCTTATCAGTAATAGAGGAGGAGGGAGTAATAACTCTTCATCTTCACGTCCTTCCTCAATATCAGCTAGAGTGGTGGACATAATACTAGATGAATCTCACCCTGAATATAAAAATAAAGGAGGAGGACTAGCTATAAACGGAGTTTTCTACAAGCCTCTAAATAAATCATACGGAGAAACTGTAAGTGCAAGATTACCTTTTGCTTTTCAACCAAACTCTAATATAAAGACAGTACCGGTTATAGGTGAAATAGTAGAAATTATTAACGTTAACACACCGTCTGCTTTAGGTAAGGATAGTAAGGTACGGAAGTATTATAATAGAATAGTAAATATTTGGAATAATCCAAACTCTTCTATACTTCCCGACATAGTTAATAACCCAGATCTAGACTTAACATCGAAAGGAGCTTTTAAAGAATTACCAGATGTTAATCCAATCAAATCAGCACCGGGAGATATTCAAATAGAAGGTAGATACGGTCAATCTCTTCGCTTTACAGGAGGGAAAATTAACGGTACATCCTATATAGACGATTCAAATTTAGGTAAACCTGTCATAATACTAAGTAATGGTCAAGCAACTTCTGAAGAAGGATTTACTACTTTAGCAGAAAACATAGATGAAGATAGTTCCTCTATTTATATGACTGCTGATCATCAAATTCCTCTTACACAAGCTAGTGAAAAGAGAGATGCTTACAACGAACAACCTATAAAAGCAGACCAGTTTAAAGGAAATCAAGTAATTATGAACGGAGGAAGGTTGTTCTTCAATGCTAAAGAAGGTGATATGTTACTTTCCAGTATTAGTTCTATAGGATTAAATACAGAGGGATCTATAAATATAGATGGATCTTCCTACCTATGTTTAGATGCTCCGATAATGTACTTAGGTAAAAAAGCAAGAACATCATCAGATAGTAATAGGGAAGCAGTTCTTCTAGGTAATCAAACAGAGGCATTTCTAGAAAACCTTCTTAACTTATTAGAAGGTATGGCTAAAGATATGGCTAGAGCTAGGACAACAAAAGGACGTGCAATTCCTGCTATTAATAAAAGAGGTGTACAAGCTCGTCCGGTGATAAGACAGTTAAAAAACTTAATTAACCCAAGTGGACCATCATCTTTGAAATCTAAAAAAGTATTTACAGAATAATGGCTGCTCAATCTCAAATATCACTTTACATAGCAAATAAACTCGGCGGTATTGAAGGAGAGTTAGAATCTAGAATTCAACTAGAAGCCTCTAAAATGTTACGTAAATTCTCAAATCAATGCCCAGCAAATGATGATCTACTAAGTATAGTAAATACTAGAAATAACCTCCTTAGAGGAGTTAACCAATTTCAAAAATCATCAAATAGTTTCGCCTCTTTTGTCAGAAAGTTACGGTCCGCAATAAGAGCAGCAAAAGTAATATTAAGATTCTTACTAAGAAACCCTACCCCAGTAGCAACAGGTATACCACCAAGCGATTACGGTGGATTAGCAACTGCTAAAACTGCTGGACAGTTAACTACTTTAGCTAATAGGTTATATAAGGTTAATAAGTTACTAGAAGAGTTAGAAGGAGATGTAGACGCTATAGAAAGCCTAGTTAGTGGAGTTGCTCCTAGTATGGATAATGTAAGAAATTTATTAGAATCAGTAAACACGAAAGTAGAAGGCTGTATCGCCGATCAACCTTCTGGTACAGATGAAATAAATAAACTACTTAAATCTATACAGCCATTAGAAAATACAGGTTCAGAAGGACTTCCTAGTGAAGAGTTCCTACATAAAGGTGCAAACGGAAAAAATTATGTATTAGCTATTATAAAGGAACAGGAAGGAGAAGGCCCAGTTCCTAGAAGAATAGCAGTAGCTAAAGATAATATAGGAGTAATTATTTTGAGAGGACAGCCATCCTTTAGTTCTGATACAAAAGTACTCTTAGACGAATTAAAATTTAGGATAGACAACCAACTTCCATAAACTAACTATTTATAATTATGAAACTTGATCAATTAAGAAAAATCATACGAGAAGAAGTAAAATCAGCTGTAAAGGAAGAGTTACAAGAAGTAATGAATGAAGCAGTTCGAATTGCTAGTAAACCTCAAGTAAAAGAAGTAACCTATACAGAGCCAATTAAGGTTAAAAAACCTGTGCCAACTTCTAATAATCCTATCATGGAGATGCTAAATCAAACTAAAGCTTCTATGTCTAGTGAAGAATATAGAAATGTATATTCAGGAACTTCAGATTCGGTAAATAAACCAAACTTTGCCTCTTCAATGGCAGCCAATATGGGAATGACTGAAAACAGAGGCCCAATGCCAGGTTTAGATATATCACAATTTGATTTTGTTAAAAAAGCAGGCGCTGTATATAACAAGTCTGTAGAAAAAGATAAACAAAAAAATAGAGTAAATTAAAATGGCTTTTAATAGTAGACGAATAAATCCTTTAGATCTCCAACCAAGAAAAGCAATTGGAGTCTCCCTTCCTTTATCAGGTAAGGCAGTGTTTAATTCTACTTATCAAACAAAAGATGCTATTAAGACAAACATTATTAATTACTTTCTAACAGGAGTAGGAGAAAGGTATTTGAACCCAAATTTTGGAACTATATTAAGAAACTTAATGTTTGAAAATATAAATCAAGATACAGTAGACAGAGTAAAGAACACTGTACGAAGAGGTCTATCAGAGTACTTTCCCACTGTTAATCCAGTAGATTTTCGAGTTGATGGAGAACCTGATACTAATACAGTTACGTTAACACTAAAGTACTCTATACGGGATACTAATATAGAAGATGAGGTAGTAATTAACTTTCAACAATAATGGCAGAAGTAAGAGATATAAAATACGTAGCTAGAGAATTTTCAGACTATAAACAAGAGTTAATAGAGTTTGCAAAGAACTATTTTCCTGATGCTTATAATGATTTTTCTCCCACCTCTCCTGGTATGATGTTTATAGAAATGGCAGCATACGTAGGGGATATATTATCATTTTATCAAGATACACAACTTCAAGAAACATTCCTACAGTATGCTAAAGACCCTGGTAACTTATACACCATGGCTTATATGATGGGGTATAAACCAAAAGTCACTAATGCAGCAGAGGTTGAACTAGAAGTATCACAGACAGTAGAAGCTAACCCAATAACTAATAAACCTAACTGGAATCAAGCATTGGTAGTAGGTGAAAATGCTGTTATAACATCAGATTCATCTGGTAGAGTGAAATTCTTTATTGAAAATAAAATAGACTTTACTTTTTCTAGCTCATACGATCCAACAGAAGTTGTAATAAGTGAAATACAAAATGGAATTCCAACTCTATTTTCTTTATCTAAAAAAGTAAAAGCATTTTCTGGAGAAATTAAATCATTAACAGAGACATATACTACAGCAGAGAGGTTTAGTACGGTAACAATAGAAGAACCTAATATCATAGGGGTATCGAAAATTACTGATGATAGTAATGACGAAATATCTACATGGTATGAAGTACCTTTTCTTGGTCAAGACAGTGTTTTTATTGATCAAGCTAATGTTGGAACAGACGCAGATAAAGTACCCAATTCAATACACTTACAGAAAGTACCTAAAAGATTTGTAACAAGATTTAATTCTCAAGGTCATTTAGAAATACAATTTGGAGCAGGTTCTTCCACATCAAACGAAGATACGTTATTTACTCCTGACCCTACAAATGTAGGATTTGATTCTCTAAACCAAGGTATTACATCTCTAGACGAAGCCTACGATCCATCTAACTTTCTATACACTAAGACATATGGATTAGCTCCTTCTAATACAACCTTAACTATAGAATATATAGTAGGCGGAGGAGTCGAAGCGAACGTACCAGCAAACACCCTTACAGGATACAGTGTGACCACAACCGCTAACGGCGACGATTCTTACGAAGACTCTTTAACTTTTAATAACCCTAAACCAGCTATAGGAGGAAAAGACGGAGATACAGTAGACGAAATAAGACAGAATTCTTTAAGGGCTTTCGCTGAACAAAAAAGAACTGTAACTCTACAAGACTATACTGTTAGAGCTTTATCTCTAAACCCTAAATTCGGCACAATAGCAAAAGTATTCATAACTCAAGACGAATTAAATAGTACTAAATCAGTTACAGACTCTATAATAGACAGTAATCCACTTGCACTATCAATGTACGTATTAGCTTACGATAATCTTAAAAAATTAGTAACAGCAACAGATTTACTAAAGGATAATTTAAGAACCTATATGTCGTACTATATGCCTATCACAGACGCTTTAAATATAAAAGACGCCTTTGTAGTTAATATAGGTGTAGAGTTTGACATTTTAGTCAGACCTAACTATAATAGTAGAGATGTGTTACTTTCGTGTAATAATGCTTTACAGGACTTTTTCGAAATATCTAAGTGGAGTATAAATCAACCAATAAATATATCTACCATCTATAGCCTATTAGATAGAGTTACCGGAGTACAGACAGTAAGTAAAGTATTAATCAATAACAAACAAGGAGGATTATATTCAGAATACGCTTATGATATTGAAGGAGCAACTAGAAATAACGTTGTATACCCTTCCTATGATACTATGATATTTGAATTAAAATATCCAAAACAAGATATAAAAGGAAGAACAACAACTATATAATATGGCAGTATACAGAATATTCCCGGATAAAGACGCTTTTATATACTCAGAACAGTTAATTTCAAATACTGGTAAAGATGAGATAGTAGAAATAGCAGGTTATCCTAGTACTTTAGACGGTACAGGAGAAACTAGTCGTATTTTAACTAAATTTAACGACCAGGAGATTGACGATGTAATAAATAATAAGATTACTCTTAGTGCTACAGGTTCTATGAGTGCAAGCTTAAAACTATACCTAGCAAGCGCTAATGAACTTCCAGTAGAGTATAACCTATATGCATACCCGATACATATTCTCAACTCAGAGGACTGGGATAACGGAACTGGTAAATTTGGAGATTCCTTAATTAACTCTTCAGGTGTTAGTTGGACATATAGAAGTGCAGGTCAACAGAATGCATGGAATACCTCAGGATTTACCCAGTTTACAACAGCATCATTTGTAGCAGGAAAAGAAGGAGGAGGTAATTGGTATACAGCATCTAACGGTGAATCAATGGAATTCTTCCAACAGCACAATATGTCTTCTACTCACGATGTAGATATAAACATTACCCCAGCAATTAAACAAATATACGATAATACTTTACCTAACAGCGGGTTTATTATCAAGCTACAGGATGAATTTGAATTCTATACAACTGCTTCTATAAGGTTAAAATACTTCGGTAAAGATACTAATACAATATATCCTCCATTTCTAGAATTTGGCTGGGATGATAGAGTCTATGATCAAGGAACACTATCTGTCTTAGACACAGATATATCGACTATAGATATAAAAAATAATAAAGGAGAGTATGCTGATATAGGGAAACAAAGATTTAAGCTTACAGCAAAACCTAAGTACCCTGTTAGAACCTTTACTACTTCTTCTGTATATTTAACTAATCATGTATTACCATCTGCTTCCTATTGGGGCCTTAGAGATGAAAATACAGAAGAAATGATAGTAGACTTTAGTACCGATTTTACTAAAATAAGCTGTAACCCAACTGGTTCTTTCTTTGATGTATATATGGATGGGTTGCAACCTGAGAGATATTATCGTATATTAATAAAAACTACCTTAGATGATAGTACAGTAGTAGTCGATAATCAAAACATATTCAAAGTAGTGAGAAATGGCTAAAGAAAGGATACATATACAAAAAGAATCTTACAAGTCAAATCAATATAGGAATCTAGTTGATAGAGAATTTAAAACATTTATCAAAGAAGAGCCCGTAATCGATACAGATACTGCAACAGAACTTTTTCGCTTATACGATAAGCTATACTACAGTATACCGATAGAAGGTGAAATAAACTCACATGAATATATTATACAAAAAAGTTCCGAATTACTAGACTACGAAAAAACAAACGATGAAATTCAACCTCTCTTAGATGAAATTTCTCAATTAAGACAGCAACTTTTAGATGCTAACCAACAGATATTTGATTTAGAAAATCAAGAATAATGGCAGATATAAAAAATACTATATATAAAATAGAAGCTAATAGCTTATCAGGATTTAGAGGATTATCTAATAACGATTTACAACTCGTAACATCTGCTGAAATAACTAAAACATTCAAACCTAACGATAATTTTATAGAGTTATCGTATTTTACTTTAGATGATGTAAGGCTCTTAACTATTCCTTCCTACAGTAATTACTCTGTTCTATCAGGTGATACTCAAGATAACAATGAAGGGAATACGGAAATTAGTATAGATGCAGAGCAGGATTATAAATCATATGGGTTTGAAGGCTCAGAGGTAAAGGCTTTATATAACTTTCTAGATTACCCTTATTCTAATACTCTTAATCCACAGGACTTTTTTATAGAGAGTATTTCCCCTGATAGAAGGGAATTAAGGTTACTTTCTATTAATTTAGATGCAGAAGTACTAGAAGATATTACTTCTAAACTTATAGACAAGTATAGTAACGACGTATATAACCCAGACTTTTATTTATACTTTGGAGATAATATATTCTTAACTGTAGTGAATATAGATCAAGAAGAGTATAGGAATACTAATGCAGTTTTAATTAAACTATATAACCCACTACCGAATTCTGTTAAAGTAAAAACCAGAGTGAATGTAGTTGAGAAGGTAGCTGATTCCATAGCTTACGAAATAAATTCAGAAACTACATTAGAAGAACCTGAAATTCCTACATTGAGAGGAGCTAATTTTTCTGTAGAAGTTGAAGAGCAAACAACTGAACCGTCTCAATATTTTAATTATGAAGAATTATTCGGATTTCCAACAAATAATAGTAATAGGGAGTTAAATTCTCTATTTAATGAAAAAGGTTCTGTGTTAGGAATAGACTATTCTGACTATAGTAATTTTATAAATTTCTCTTCAGCAGAAGAAAGAATACGTAATTTTAAGTACAAACTAGATTTAATAGATTCTTATCAAGCTAGTTTAGATATTATTAACTCTACAGGGAATGTTTACCCATCATCAGGAGTAGTAGGAAGTAAAGCGTATTATGAAAACCTTCTCAATAATATAGTAAATAATTTTGATCACTACGAAAGACACTTGTATTTTGAAATCGGGCCTACATCGTGGCCGAAAGTAAATTCAACCACATCTTCACCAGCAACAAAGCCGTATATAAATGAAAGCTCAAACTTGCCAGACGGTTCTCCAAATACAGTTGCACTTTCATGGTACAACTCAGAACTACAAGATGCTATTTTATATGACGCTCAGAACCCTAATATACTAACAAACACTATACCGGCGTACTTAAAAGAAGATAACAGTAACGAACCTTATAATTTATTTATTCATATGATTGGTCAACACTTTGATAATCTATGGATATATACAGACGCAGTATCTGATAAATATAATGCAGATAATAGGCTGACTAGGGGAGTATCTAAAGACCTGGTTGAAGAATTATTAAAGAACTTTGGTGTAAAATTATATACGAGTAATAAGTCTGTAGAAGATTTATTTAGGTATTTTACTACTAATTCATACGAGTCAGGAGAAGAATACTTACCGAACAGTATAATAACATCTGGAGAACAACCTATTTCTCAAAACGATTACCAAAAAGAAATATATAAAAGAATATACCATAATTTACCTCTCTTATTAAAAAGTAAAGGAACTGAACGAGGAGTAAGAGCATTAATAAACTGTTTCGGTATACCGTCTGATGTACTAAAAATAAAAGTATATGGAGGACAATCTGCTGAAGAACTACCTTATTTTGGCGGAGAACAAGCTTGGACTAGTTCTTTAGATAAGGTTAGATTAGACAATACCGGTAGTATAGTCCCTGGAGATACTTTATCATACTATACAGGTATATTAAATAGTGATAATAAATACACACAAGATTTACATAGAGTAGAAATCGGATTCTCCCCAGCAGATGACATTAATGCATACATTATTTCTCAATCAGCCGTACTATTTCCTGATCATCAATTTAATATAGATGATTATATTGGAGATCCAAGAGAAATAACAACTAACACTTACTTGTCGTTAGAATCATATGCTGATTTAGTTTTTGAAAATTTAAGTTACTATAACTTAAAAGATTTCGTTAGATTGATTAAATTTTTCGATAATGTAATATTTAGAATGGTACGAGATTTTGTTCCTGCTAGATCAGTTACAGATGCCGGGATAATAATAAAGCCGCACCTACTAGACAGGAGTAAATATAGCTCACCAGTAATGTCTTGGACACAACCAGAATATAGCGGTTCAATAGATACTGCGTTTATAACAAGCTCTAACGCAGGAGCATATGAAAACATCGGATTTGGTTCAGAAGGACATACTAAATTTAAAAAAGAATCTGTAACAAGAGTTCAATACCCTACTCAGACACCGATTGGAAGAAGAAGAGTAAGAGATAAAGAACATGAAGAACCTAAATTTAACGGCGAATTGTATAATTCTTTTATCAGTATTTCTAATGGTGAATTAAACGCTGATAACCCTTTTAAGAATTTACAATACCCTGATGTTAAGTACGAAGTTCAATTTTACCTTGTACCGCCAGATGACGCCTGTCTACTAAGTTCTCAAGACTACGAAACCTTAATTTTGGACCCACTTCTTCCCAATAACAGTTTAGCTAATTATAACTTAAGTACACTATTTGTAGGAAGTGGACCTCAATACGACTATACTGTTACCACTAATGGTACGAGCCAAACCTTAATAGAAGGTGATATATATTACAACTTTAACCAGTCTGGAAACTACGATCAATACCAAGTTTTTGAAATAGAAGCTTTTCACCAAGCTAATGATGAAGATTTTAATGGTACTTGTATCAATTCAAGAGAAGTAAAATTAGTAGCTTGTGATATAGATGCTATAGTAACTAATCTCCCCCAGCAGCTTCTTGTAACTGACCAGTATGATTTAAGTACTTGGTGGAATTCTGATGAATCACCTAACACAGATGTATCCTATATTATAGATGGAGTATCTTACGATAGCTCAGAAGTAGGAGAATTTAACTTTCCATCAACAAGTGGTAATACTGTAGAAGTAGTAATTCAAGATAACCATAATCCTACTGTATGTAATTTAGAACTTAATCTCTCTTTTACAAACTGTACTTTACAGCCTGTTTTGGGCGGTCTTCTTCAGGGTTTTGGCCAAGCACCAGTACTTCCTGGTGGAGAATATATAGACTTTCTAAATATGTTTTTAGGCGCAGCAGACGGAGTTACCCAATACTACTTTAGACTAGAGTATACAGATGTAGTTAACATAGGTCCTCTAGGAACTCAATTAACCGTCACCTCTCCACCGTCTCACATAGGTTTCTGGAATCCAGTACAAACATCAACTGGAGGAATTGGACTTACCATTCCTGTACCGGTAGATATTGACGACTTATTTGAGGTATATCCATTAGCTACAGAAATCGATTTTGATCAATCAGATCCTGACCTATCAAACCCAACTCAAACTTTCATTACTATACAAGATGAAATAGATAATAATACACAACCACTCATTTTATATCAAGGTATAAGAATAAGATTTAAAGCTGAAAATTCAGAAGACTGTACACTAGAACATCCAAACTCATATTTCTTAGTCAGCGAACCAGAACCGGTAGTATATAATGGATTTCTTGCTTATTTAAACTTGATGGCTAACAACAGTAACTATCAACAGTGCTGTACACAGCCAAATTGGCAAGTTACCATATATGCCGCAGGCTTTGTGAGCATATCTCAACTTCTTGCATCAGCATTTGTCAGTCCCTTCAATGTCCCTACTGAACCGATATACTTGACAGATGAGGGACCTATAGGAGCATACGCAGATCAAGGATGGTATACTGATGGAGAAATTGCCTGTTTTTGGAATAATAATGGTATAACAGCAATGTGGGGTGGATGTATTTTTGACTGTGAGACTAATCCAAATACTTCTGCAGCTATATGTTACCAGCCGTAGATTATAAATAAAACTATTTATATAAAAGTAAATAAATGACTGAATATAATTTTATCGCAATGCATTACCCTTCTGGTCAGGAGAATCAGTCTGGTACTTTGCATTTAAATATTAATGAAGTTCCAGGAACATCTCAAGGTATTATATCCAGTATGATTATTCATGTTAATGCCTTTAGTATTGACGGTGCTACTGATGCTGATAGTACATATATTGAAAGTGTATTAGAGCAGATAGAAACTGTGGGATTTAGATTTAACGGTATTCAGTATAACTTAGTTATTGTATCTCCAACTTTTTATCCAGCAGCTAATCCTTTTTTCTACTACACTGTAGAACCAGCATACATTCCAGATATATATGATAACGCTATATTAGAAGCATCAATTGAAGATATTACATTTACCCCGTATCTGCTTGACTTGCAATTCGGATTTAGTGTATATAACCCATTGATAAGTAATGCATCTGAAGGAAGGAAATCAACATTGATAATGGAATCAGATAGGTTAGAACAAACAGTTCTTCCATCTAATATAGACGCACTTTTAGAAGAATCAGCCATCAAAGCATCTATTCAAGACTCTATGTATTACGATACCGGCTGGTCAAACAGTAGATATGTAGGAAGCGTAACATCAGCAGACGAGTCAGCAGGAATACCTCCTACACTATCTGGGAGATCTTTTATAGGAGAATCATTCCCTGCAGATAGTGATACAGATTACATTTGTAAACTAGATAATAGAATATCGCAAAACTTTTTTCATACAGCAGATGATCCTCTTCCAACTTTTTCTCCTGATGATAGATTTGCAATAACGTTAGGAAACTCCCTTGGATCTTTACAAACCGAATTTTCTTATACCACTATATCAGGTTCTTTAAGTATTGGAGATGTAGTTCGAGGGTATCCAATCGGACAGACAATACCTGACGGTGAAGGAGGTAATATTAATACCGTTATATTTGAATATATGAAAGTAGTAGGAATTATTCTTAATAACGTAACTGTAGAAAGAGACATATATAATCTTCCAGATACCGTAACTATTCCGACATACAACCAAGGCGTTAAATTAACAAAAGTTGCTAGGTATGATATATTTAGATTTGAAGATACAGGACAAACTAAAATACAACTTGTGAATAATTCTAGAATATACGTAAACGGAAATAACTCAATAATAGACACAGACGACTACGGTCAAGTAGTATCATCTTCTATATGTGTTAGGTTCCTTGCAGAGATAGACACAGACTAATTAATAAAAAATTAAAATAAGATATTTATATAATATAGAAAAACACTAAAATGGGATATTTAGATAATTCAATCGTAACCGTCGATGCAATATTGACAAAAAAAGGTAGAGAACTTCTTGCTAGAGGAGACGGTTCTTTCAAAATAACACAATTCGCTCTTTCAGATGATGAAGTAGATTATACTTTATATAACCCTACTCATCCATTAGGTTCAGCATTCTACGGACAGGCAATAGAAAACCTACCCCTATTAGAAGCATTTCCAGATGAAACTCAAATTATGAAGTATAAGCTAACAACTCTTCCTAGAGGTACAGCCAAGCTTCCTATATTAGATATTGGATATACAGCAATAAGATTAAAACAAGGAGCTTCATTAGCTATCACACCACAAACTCTTAACTACTTAGGTTCCTCCCAAACCTTTGAAGCAGGTGGATATGTAGCTACTATAGCAGATGCTAGGATTCTCCAAACTTACAACGGTGTTGGTATAAACACACCAGAAGCAGAGAGACTTAACTCAACTACTACTCTAGGAACTAATGTATCTAAAACAGTAATAGGTACTTCTATAAACATTACTGCAACAACTATTAACACACTATTTGCAGGACAAACTACTCTACAAACTACTATAACAGTTATAGGTAGAGACTCTGGAGCTAGAGTAACAGTTCCTTTAACTATTGTAAAAGTAAATAACTAATAAGATATGTCATTTAAAAGATTAGACCCGGAAGATATTTCAATAAGTGCAGAATCAGTTGTTGCACCACTCTGGTCAACAGATGAGAAATATCTTACATCATTCCATACAGCATCAGGACAAGTAGCTTCAAACACAGGAAACTACTTCTTTGAAATATACGAAAAGAATCCAGCTCAACCACCTGCACATACTCAATTTGCAATTGCTTTTGGAGATAAAGCAGGAAGAGCTTCCGTGCCATTCAATTCAGGAGCACCTGATAAAACACCAACTTCAACCATTTACGGCCAGTATAGGAATTTAGTATTTGGAGATGAAGATACAGGGTTTGTATTCTCTACATATGAATCTGATTACATATATGTACTAAATGTAGACAGAGCAAGATATAAAGAAAAACTTCTACCAGGTTCTTTCAACTTAAAATTAACAACTGCTGCAGGAACTTTAAATTTAACAGACAATAGTCAAGATCTTACAACAGTATCGTATGTAGATGCAGGAAGAATTTACGATGTTGTTAGCGGCTCCGATGGTAGTTCATACGACGGTACAGGACATACAGTTAATTTTGGAAGCTACGGTAAGTTTTTACCGGATGTAGGAATTATTCTACTAAACGGTAAAGCATTAGATCAAACCGCTCAAAATGGCGGAATACAATTAGGTACTACATTTGGAAACTCAGGAACTGATACAAACCTACAAAGATTGTACAACGCAATAAACACAGGAGCGAGCAGTTCATTACAATCAGAAGAAACCATTTCATCAAATTATGTATTTGTTAGAGTAAGAAATAGTGAATTTAATTATTCAACTAATCCTTCCAACATAACAAGTTCTGGAGAACTACGTCACGATGTAATGATAAATACTCCACAAGCATATATAACAACAGTTGGATTATACAACGACAATAACGATCTATTAGGGGTAGCTAAACTATCTAGACCTCTTCTTAAAGACTTTACTAAAGAAGCCTTAATTAGAATCAAACTTGATTATTAATGAATGACTGCTTACAAAAAACTAAATCAACAAGATGCGTATATTTCGACTTATACCGCCCGTAAGTCGTGGATAGCTAGTGGAAGTCAGTATAGAGAATTAGGTATACAAAATATCGTTGGTTTGTCCGGTTCAGGAGCTTACATTCCAGACAATTCCGATATGGCTTATGGCGGTAACATTTCTAATTCTGGCAGTTTCTCATTTAATAAGCGCCTCATATTCGAAAGTAACCACCACCTCTATTATAGTCAATTTAGTAGCTCTTTAATAACAACTACATCTTCTTTTGAGAATTATTTACAATCTTCATATGAAGTAAGTGGATCTAGAAATCTCGGTTCTAGAGTAGCGATTTTTTCTCTACCTAAAGAGATGTACGGAACTCACATAGAACCGAAATCAATATCAATAATTCCGGATTTCATAAACAGCGGATCGGAAAATGCAAGTGATAATTACGTAGTAAACAATTACGTAACTGACGAAGGAGTTAACTCTACTTCACTTGAAGATAATCTCTACATGGAGAATACAGAGTTTATATTCAGTGCAACCGGAGTGACATGCACTTATCCCGGAACAGACTATATAGACCCAGAATCAGAGTATGTAGATGAGACTACAACAGGTGGAGGACAGTATTTAGATGTTGATAAAAAATCAAATGATTGTAATGAAATAGTTGATGATGGTGAAGGTCGCTTATATATAAAACATTCTTCACCAAGATACTATGTAGGTAATGCTATTTACCCACACGGACAATTAATTATTACAGACGAAATAGTAGCAATGTACTATAACCACTACTTTGATGCTGTATTAAAATGGAAATCTAATCTACCTCTTTTTACTCATAATTACCATTGTAGAATAAAAACAGGAGAATATAACCATACATTAAATAGAACAGCATTACAAACAACTGATGGTAAAATTTCCGATTTACTTTCAGGTTCAGCCTTTCAACCTTATATTACTACAGTTGGATTATACAACGATTCAAATGATCTTATAGCTGTAGGCAAACTAGGACAACCACTCCCTAAATCAGCTGAAACTGATATGGTGATTATCACTAAATTAGATATGAACTTCGGAGTTAATAGGTTCCCGGAAATAAAAACAGATACTGAAGATAAAATCTGTACCTATTATTTTACATTTAGGAATTTTGGCCAGCAAATAGGTCAAGGTACTAACAGTTTTATGGCTGATGGAGTTTTTGACCCAGGTTACTATAACGATAGAAGTAGACGACTTTGGAAAAGAGATGATAGAACATACCAACTATTTTACAAAGCAACTAACCACGACGCTATAGATAAAGAACTTACAGGAAGAAATAACGGTGATGCCTCTTACCATTTAGTTAAAGAATATAGAGGTAATAGTTCACATTATAGACAAAGATGTTACGTAGACGTAATAGTTAGAGGATCTAGTACTCAAGGATATAGCTACGAAGTATTATATAATGATAATAGTAGTTCATATTATAGAAGACCGGAAAGTTTCTTTATAAACATATTAGAACAATATTTATATACAAACAGGCTTAGCTGTGGATACGAGTATAGGGAACCTATACCTAGTACCTTACCGTTGAGCATAAACATTATACAAACATAAGATAGAAAAAAACAAGTCCGATTTAAACTGGGTGAATTGCTGGAAACTCTTTAGAGCTCTAACTACCAAAGCGTAACAATGTTAGAGATTAGACAATCAGCAGCCAAGCTACAAGCCATCTTGTAGAAGGTTCAGAGACTACTGGAGGGAAAATGGGTTCCCTTAATAACCAGAATTAGCGCCCAGCAG